AAGTATGAACCTCATATAAATTTTCCGTTTTTTTTAACAGACTGGGACACAAATAAAAGTAAAGGTAAAATGATAAAAAAAGGCACGCCCATTGCTTTAGTGTTTCCATTTAAACGAGATGATTGGCAAATGAATATAGTTAATGATAAACATTTAAAAGATAAAATGAATGTTTTTAATTGGAAATGGTTTTCTACAATAACTGATAGATATAAAAACAAAAGATGGATAAGAAAGAATTACAAATGACAAAATTATTTATAGGCACACCTTGTTATGGTGGTTTAATTACAGCAGATTATTTTAAAAGTTGCCTACAGTTAGCAGCTTTGGCTGTTACAAAAAAAGTAGAATTACAATTTGGAACAATAGGCAACGAGTCTTTAATAACAAGAGCACGTAATACTTTAGTGCAATTGTTTATGGACGGAGATTACACTCACTTAATGTTTATAGATGCTGATATATCTTTTGATCCCGAATCAATATTTAGAATGTTAGATCTAGATAAAGAGGTTGTTACAGGAGTATATCCACGCAAAACTATTGATTGGACAAAAACTATAAGAAGAGTCAAAGACAATCCTAATATATCTGAAGATGAACTTCATTCAGCATCTTTACAGTATAACTTAAACGTTACTAATCCTGACAAAGTAAAAGTAGAAAAAGGATTTATAGAAGTTTTAGACGGCGCAACTGGATATATGCTGATTAAAAAACAAGTATTTGAAAAGATGGCAAAGGCTTATCCTAATTTAAGATTTAAATCTGATCAGCATTTAGGTGATCCTCATGATAAAACATTTGGTTATCACGGTACTTCTGATTGGAACTATGCTTTTTTTGATACAATGATTGAACCAGATACCAAAAGATACTTGTCTGAAGATTATGCTTTTTGTCGTTTATGGCAGAAAATAGGTGGTAAAGTATATGCAGATATAGCTAGTAGCTTAATACACTCAGGTAATTATAACTTCAGAGGAAGAGTATCCACTCAATTCTTGCCACAAAACAATAAATAATTTAGTATACTCCGACATGAAATTAGTCGATTTAAAATTCCAACCAGGTGTAGATAAACAAGATACTGCTTACTCAGCAGGGGATCAACGTAGGTATGTTGATTCTGATTTTGTTCGTTTTCACTATGGAAAACCAGAAAGATGGCAAGGTTGGAAATATTTACCAAATCCTAATAAAACTATTGTGGGCGTGGTCCGTGATACGCATAGCTGGATTGGTCTAGATGGAACAAGGTATCTAGCTCTGGGTACAGATAGAAAACTTTATTTATATTCTGAAGGTGCTGTTTACGATATTACACCGATAAGGGAGGAAGAAGCTTTAACAAATCCTTTTACAACAAATGGTACGACAACAGTTTCAGTAACAGACGCAGCTCATGGCGCACAAATAGGCGACTTTGTTACGTTTGATTCTTTTTCTGCTATTGATGGATTAGATATGAACAATGAGTTTGAAGTTACTACAGTAGTTTCTTCTAGTGTTTATACGGTAACTCATAGTGATACTGCATCTGGTTCAACATCAGGCGGTGGTGGATCAGGTAATGCTAAATATCAAATTACTGTTGGTCCTTCTACATCTACATATGGATATGGTTGGGGAACCTTGACTTGGAATTTAAGTACTTGGAACACGCCAAGATCATCTTCTAATGTTGTAGTAGATGCCAGGAACTGGTCGTTAGATAACTTTGGTGAAGATTTAATTGCTACTGTTTTAAATGGTGGCACTTTTGTTTGGGATACATCGGGCGGTACAAGTAACAGAGCAACAACATTGTCCAATTCTCCTACTGCATCAAGATTTAGTCTAGTGTCAACAGATACACGACACTTAATGATATTTGGTACAGAAACAACTGTAGGGAATAGTGCTACTCAAGATGATTTATTATTTAGATTTTCTGATAGAGAAGATGCTACAGATTACACACCAACAGCAACAAACGAGGCTGGTTCATTACGTATATCAGATGGTTCTAGAATAGTCGGTGCTGTTAAATCATCTGGTCAAATATTAGTTTGGACAGACACTTCTCTTCACGGTATTCAATTTGTTGGCACACCTTTTACTTTTGGTCTTAGACAACTTGGTGCTAACTGTGGTTTAATAGCTCAACACGCAGCAGTAGAAATAAACGGGCGTTCTTACTGGATGTCCGATAATGCTTTCTATATGTATGATGGTGTTGTCAAAAAAATGCCATGTTCTGTACAAGATTATGTATTTGATGATATGAGTTACACAAACAAAGCAGATATAGCTTGTGGTGTTAACTCTGCTTTTAACGAAATAATTTGGTACTATCCTTCAACAAATGCCACACAGATAGACAGAGCTGTTGTTTACAATTACTTGGAAAATACTTGGTATACCACATCTCTTTCTAGAACTACTTGGTTAGGAGCATATGTATTTGAATTACCTATTGCTACTGAATATGATGCTAGTTTATCTGCTAACAACTCTACAATACTTGGTTTGACTGCAGGAGCTTCATATGTTTATGAACACGAAACAGGTAATAATCAAGCAGATGGTACAGCGATAACAGCTTTTTTAACATCAGGTTCTGTTGAAATAGCAGACGGTGACGAACTTATGTCAGTTAGTAAATTAGTGCCTGACTTTGATAATTTAGCTAATACAATGACAGCAACACTAACATTAGAGCAATATCCACAATCAGCAGACACAGTTACTACGTCTGGAACTATATCTAGCACTACAGAGAAAATTGATATAAGAGGTAGAGGAAGAGCAGTTAAAATAAAATATCAAACAAATTCTGTTAATGATACAGCTTGGAGACTTGGATCTACTAAATTACAACTTAGACCAGACGGAAGAAGATAATGGCTAAAATAACAATTACACGATTACCAAACTCAACTCCAGAATATGATCCTAATCAATTTGATCAAATGGTTAGTTTACTAGATCAGATAATTTTTTTACTTAATACAAACTACCAACAAGATTTAAAAGACGAGTCGGAGTCGGAGGCTTTTTTCCTTGGCTAATACTTTTAAAAGCGCAATGGTAGATATTACCACAACAAATTTAACAACTGTTGTAACTGTTCCCACGGCTGACCCTGGTGCAACGCCACCAGTTCCGCCTACTACGGATGTAGTAAAGTCTCTTTTAGTTTGTAATGATTCTGGTTCAACAACTTTAGTTGATGTTGAAGTTGTCAGAGGAGCTGCAACCTTTGAAGTATTCAAAGCAAAGAGCATTTCTACAAACACAACAACAGAATTATTGACTCAACCTTTAGTTTTGCAAGAAAGTGATATTCTTAAAGTTCAAGCCAATGCTGCCAATCAAGTGCACATTATAGCAAGTTTTTTAGAGATCACGAAAGGACAACTCTGATTAACTTACATTCTCTATTTATTACTCCCGTATTTTCACTACAACTTGAAGGCCACCAACATCTTATAGATACTATTTATCAATTACGAGAAAAAGATGAGATGGGTATGCCGCGGTCCAATGTCGGTGGTTGGCATAGTCATGATGAAGTATACAATATAAAAAAATTTAAACCTTTGGTAGGTGATATATTAAAACATGCTAAAGATTGTTTTAATCACTTAGATGTTAAAGAAAGTTATGTTCCTGAGATGACTGGCATGTGGGGTATGATAAATCCACACGGATCACGGAACAATGTACATACACACCCTTATAACTATTTATCTGGTGTATTTTATTTAAAAGCTCCAAAAAAGTGTGGAAATATTGTGTTTCTAGAGCCTAAACCACAGTCAGAGGTACTATCACCCCCGAAAACAGATAAAGCCTCTATACACCTCGCTCACAGCGTACAATGGGAACCTATTGAAAATTCCTTGATTTTTTTTCCATCTTGGTTACAACATGAAGTACAAACAAATAATTCTGATGAAGATAGAGTTATCATCAGTTTTAATATAAATTGGAGAAACGAAAATGCCGATAGTTGAACCTGCTGAATTATTAGGTCACATTACTACTGAAGATGGAAGAAAAATTCCACACTACAAAGTAAAAACTGAAACAACAATCACTCATGTAGATACAGGTGCTGAGTATAACTCAGAAGCAGAAGCTCAAGCTGATGTTGATAATCCTGGAACTTCTACAACTGCTGAAAAAATTAAAAGAGACGTAAAAATATTTGCGCCATCTTTAGCAGATATGTTAGGTGAAACGCCTGATTAATTAAGCACTACACGCTTCACATTCCATATCAGAATCCAAACCAGTTATCATAACTGTTTCATCAGAGTTATGTGGCTTACCTTGAATTGTATGTATGTGAGAAATTTTTTTGTGTTCTAATAATTCTTTTTGTAGTCTTTCATTATCTCTTTCCACTGCTAATAAACGTTCGTGGTAACGACTCACCTTATCAGCAAGGGTAGCTATAGCCTTCAATACTTCTTGATTTTCCATAATATCTCCTTGATTTGTAATTTTTGGGTGAGATCTAATTTAAAC